AATCGTCATCGAGGTGGTGGTGGCGGCGGGGGCGGGGGTAGCGCGGGCACCCACAAACACACTAACCGTTCGTTTTCCACAAAAGAAATACAGCCGACATTCAAGGTAACCACCTTGGAACAAAAAGGCGGAATTGAAAAGACATTTAATGATATTCAAATATTATTGAACAAATTGTCCGTCAAGAATTATCCGCAAAATTCCGAGAAAATATTCGAGCTTGTAAATACAAATCAACTGTATGACAATGAAGAATCTCTGAGGAAAATCGCGGATTTCGTTTTTACAGTGGTCAGTCAAAATACATTCTTCTCTGAAATATACGCGAATTTGTTTATTCAATTCATCGAAAAATTTAGCATATTCCAAACCATCTTGATTGAGAAAGTCGAATCATATGCGTCCTCTTTTCAACATTTCAAATATGTAGACCAATCCGACAATTACGAAGAATATTGTGCATACAATAAATCCATTGATGCGAAAAAAGCGACGGCCATTTTTTTCAATCATTTGACGAATAAAACCGTTTTGTCTCAAGAATGCATTTTGCAAATCATCTCTGAAATACAATCCATTATTATGTCCAATATGGAAAATACCACAACCAGTCTCATTGACGAACTGTTCGAGTTCCTTTCGATATTCATGTCAAACACGCAAATAACCCTGTATGACAACTGCCCCAATATAATCGACAATGTGCGAACCATTTCCAAGATTGTACCCCGACAATGCAAGGCCATTTCTTCACGAACCATTTTCAAAGCAATTGAACTGTTGGGCAAAATTGAGAAAAATAACCGATAGACCGACCGATAGAACGACCGACCAATATGTGTTTACGTTATAATATAGTATTCTTATATTATATTATATTTATGGTACATTCCAAATTAAGCGATGGTATTCATTATAAAGAACGGCGTGAAATCGAAGAAACGGACCGTGACCATTTGGCGACTATATATGAATATGAAATTATGGATAATGGAAAATACTACTCGATTAGTTTAGGACAAGAGAACACTACTTATGCAAAAGATCATATTTATTTTTTCCATATTTATTTGGTTTCAAATGATAAAGTGAAGAGTCAAATAGGGGTTGTGGAATATCGGAGTTCGATTCAAGATCCCATCAAACGGTTGAAACACATTTGTGATTCCGACGGAGACATTGATATTAATAAATTAGAATCGCCGTTATTCTATAGTTTTGTAAAACAGTCATTTTTAGACCGTTCCAAAACCGAAGTCAAAGAAGATATGGGCGAACCTACCGAACAAATGAAAAAAGACGCGGATTTGGGCGTGGTTGTCATTGATGAAGACGAACCTACCGAGCCAGAGCCAGAACCTCACCAAAAAGACGAAGAAGATGAAGACGATGTATTTGTGGTTCCCAAAAATGCAAAACGTTCAGAGAGTATCAAGTCCACCGAAAAGACGCTGAAATCCGGTATCTTTGAAACATATACGGATTTTAAACCTCCCAAACCATTAGAAGAAGAAACATTGCAATCCGCCAATGAATTACACGAGGAGTTCAGAGAATCTCCGCGAAATACTTGGATAGAAACTTTTATGAAAAACAATGAATTTGGGATTGTCGAAACCGTCACAAACGGAGATTGCTTTTTCGATACGGTCATAAAGGCATATGAACAAATTGGGCAAAAAACAACCCCCGCCAAATTACGCGCAATCCTGGCCGCCGAATTAACCGAAGACATATATAATATGTATCGCGAATTATATGTAAATGCACTTGCCGAAAAAGACAGTATTGCAAAAGAACAAAAATTATTGAAAAAAGAATACAATGAAAAAAAGGCGATGATTAAAAAACAAACGCTTACAAAACCCGAACAAGAAGCGTTATTGAAAGATTGTACCGAATTAAAAACCAATTATGAAAAGATTGGTTCAGAGAAAAAAATCAACCAATTGTTTTTGGAAGAAGAATATGAATTTATGAGTAATGTGGATAGCATCGATAAACTCCGGGAGGTCATACAGACAACTCGATTCTATGCAAACGATTGGGCCATTTTCACACTTGAACGTGTCTTGAATGTCAAAATGATTATTATGGGCAAATCCGCGTTTGAATCCGGCGATATTCATTCCGTATTAAACTGTGGGACAAACGACGAAATTGTTCAGAAAAAAGGATTCTTTAAACCCGATTACTATATCATGACGGGTTACACGGGAAATCATTACGAACTGGTTTCCTACAAAAATAAATACATTTTCACATTCCCCGAATTACCATTTCACATAAAAACACTGATTGTCAATAAATGCTTAGAGCGAAACTCTGGACCTTTCTATCTTATTGAAGATGTCCGTAATTTCAATTCGAAATTGGGAATCGAATCCGGCGATGTAGAACCCGGTATAGATGACAATGAACCCACGAATAATCACCTGTATGACCACTCGACCGTGTTTGAATACCATCCCACATCGGATCCTTCCAAACGTCCTGGAAAGGGAAACAATGAAAAGATTGATGAACGTAACTTATCGGATTATAAAGATTTGCAGAAACACAAAAATTGGCGACGTATGTTGGACGATTATTGGCCAATGTCTTTCCGACTCGACGACCAAGAATGGGAAACCGTCGAACATTATTATCAAGCCGCCAAATTCAAAAACAAACATCGCGATTTCTATTTACTTTTTACCACAAATAGTGATAGTCCTTTTGCAAAAGATCCGAAATTGGCCAAAGTTGCGGGGAGTAAGAAAGGGTCACAAACGAATAAAACAACGAAGAAAATCGAGATTCTCAGAGATGCGAATATCAAAATCGACCCCGATTTTTACGGAACACGCCATTTAGAAGAACGACAACGTGCATTGTATGCCAAGTTTTCACAACATGCCGAATTAAAGGAAGTCCTGTTGGACACCAAGAAAGCGAAATTAATGCAATACGTTCCGAAAAATCCAGCGGTGGTAGATACCGAATTAATGAATGTGCGAAATGAACTGGTTCGTGATGGTAATGGGAAAAAATAAATTCAGAGAAAGAAAAAAAAAGAAAGACCATATAATAATATTTTTATACACTGGACGGGAAAGAGAATATGAATTTCATAAAAAAATACACACTATATGATAATTGAATGTTCGCACGCCAAATACATATTATTGCAACCTCCTACAGGTATTATTTGATAACCCTCATTCATAATAAACTCAAACAATGCCCGATTCTCGCCATTGGATTCGAACAAAATCGGCGGCCATCCCGAACGTTCCAATGTTTCCAAAGCACCATGTAGGACATACAATTCATTTTCTTCTACGTCCATCTTGATAAATCCAATGTTGGACAATTCCATCGAATCCAATGTAATTATATCGACGATCTCTTCGCGTAAAACGCCCACATCCGAATGTAATGACGAACCTCCACCATCATTACTCACTATTTTCAGAGATTGACGACCCGTTTGTACTGGAGAACCCAAACCGAAATTCATACAGTAAATATTTTCCATACCGGATAATGCAACCGAACCACATAATGCATAATAGGTCATTCTCTGAGGTTCAAATGCATAAACCCTGTTTGACACACCCGCCAATGAAATCGAATACGTTCCCGAATGTGCGCCAATGTCCAAAAATATAGAATCGGTCCTACAGAATTGTTTGCACCATTCAATCAGCAAATTCTCGAATAATCCGTATTGGACATAATACTCCAGGTTTATCTTGGGTAATACGTGAATCTCTGATTGTGGATTTAAAACTACGATTTGATTTTGGGTATTGTCAGAGATATTTGTATTTTTGGGTTTGGAAAGAATGAAATATTTGGTGGACATGTATGTTGGATATATGGATTTGTATATGGATTCGTATTTATGTATGTTTCTGTAGGATTTGTTTTGTAATTCAATCAAAAATCTCTGAACTTTTATGAATTATTCAGAGATTTACATCCACAATATATAATGACAAACAATATAAATATTTGACATTATATATAATCAGTACACAATGAATATTCAACAAATCAAGATGGCTGCCAAGTCTCTGACACTAAATGAAAAGGGTGCCGATGCATTTACCACTACAAACAATTATTTGATTGACCTTTTTGTCCGATGTTCAAAAAATCCCTTTATGACATCCGAACAGTTTCACGAATTGACGACGGAAATGGGAAATGCATTGAAACAAGACCCTGTAGGATTTATCAAACTAATCAAATTCCAACGTCATATTTTGAACGGAAATGGAATCAAACATTATTATTACTTGGGAATGAAATTAATGCAACGGTGTTGTATTTCGGAAGAACTCTTTGAAAAATTGGTGGATATATCGTATCAATACAACAAAGACCTCCATCATTTCGGTAAACCGGGTTCGATTCTATACGCCAAAAAAATAAAAACCCAACTGTTGCAATTGATAAACCCTGTAGGAGAACCCAAAGAACGTTATGACCCGATGTTATTCAAGTATTTGTCATACAGAACTGGATACTGGGTCGTTGAATTGACACATATTCAGGAATGGTTGAATTGCGATTTTATGGAAAACCCACAGGATTATGCGGTGTTAAAAGACCATTGTTTGGAAAAGGAAACCTTCGATATTGGTTGTTACGTTCACGAACTATTGCATCACGAATACGTGAAGCCGGATAGAGTGGGGGGGATTTTTACCAATCGGGTTATGCGAAAATTGAAATCCCGGTTTAACCGCGATAACCATTTGCCGGAATATCTGTTTTCAGGAAAACATTATGATGGTACCCGGTATGATTTTAATCCCGAAAGGAAAACCGAAGAAGCCGAAAAGATCGCCAAAGAGATTTCACAGACCGCCGGAATTGCAACGAGAATATTCTGTAAGACAATGGAAAAATGGCAAGGTTTCAAAGAAATCATCGACTCTGAAAAAAGACGTCATGCGGAACATATTGCAAAATATCAAATCGATGATTACGATAGCGAGGATGCCTATGATGATAGAGACAAATTGGACCCCATATTTTTGACTCCTGTTCGAAAACTATTGATGTTGGGATATGAGAAATATATAGAAAATTTGAAAATGGGTAAGGCCACGGTAAAAGAAGTCGGTGTAGATTTATCATCTATGGCGTATAATTACTATATGAATATAATTGAACGCAATTACGATGAAAATACACCCGAAATCATAATTGAATTGGAACAATTATTGAATAAACGTGTTGAGCGATTGAGAACAAAATGGTTGTCGTGTTTCAATGAAACGTATACCATTGAAGATTTCGCAAATAGTGTCGAACTATTATTTGATAGGTCGGGTTCAATGGAGGGCGTGCCTTGTCAAACAGGGTTATTATGTATGTTCATGATGGTCAGGGTTTTCCGAATTAAGAAAATAATCCTGTTTGATACTACTGCTGAAGTGGTGGATTTGACAGATGAAGATGTGGATGGTGACATTTTGAATTCCCTGTATGAAGTATACACGGCCATTCAAGGATCCACGAATTTGATGTCTGCATTTCAAACATTGGAAAATCAGGGTGTTTCAAACAAGAATGTGATTATTTTTACGGATTCCGATTGCGATCCAGTAGATAGTTCATCGACAAGTGCATTTCATTATGCGTTTGACGCGGCACGTAACAAATACCTTCATACAAACCGGTTTATTATCATGAACTTGAAAGAAACCAAAATGGGATTTCCCTATATGAATTTCAACGAGAATGTATGTTATATAAATGGAATCAACACAATCGATTATTTGATTGAAGCCTTGATTACTACACACCAAAAAAATATCCCATTTACACCGGATTTAGTTTTGAAATGTTGTTTGGATTCGGACAAGTTTGTGATTCCGGGAGAAATACAGGATATGTTGAAGAATAATGACCTGTTTGACATATCGAGACTGGTCCTTGATACAAATGAAATAGATGAAATATTGTATGAATGGAAACGACATTTACCGTCAAATATATATAAACAACACCAAGTATCGGATTATCGTCAAGACGAGTTGAAAGAATTATATCTTTTTTGAAAAATAATATAAAGAATATACATATGTATATATGTGAAATACACATAGGTTCTTGCAAAAGAATCTCTTCAGCATTCCCAAATAATGATACATCTTTATGGTTCTTGAAAAAGAATCTCTTCAGCATTCCCAAATAATGATACATCTATATGGTTCTTGAAAAAGAATCTCTTCAGCATTCCCAAATAATGATTTGTCTTCTTTATGGTTCTTGAAAAAGAATCTCTTCAGCATTCCCAAATAATGATTTGTCTTCTTTATGGTTCTTGAAAAAGAATTGTGCAGCATTCCCAAAAATTTGATTGATTAGTCGTTAAGGTTCGTGTAAATGTCCATTTTTATATAAAAATGGACATATATATAAAATACACCTAATAGTATTTGATAGATTCTAATTTTGGATCATGTTCCATATACCCCGGAATAATTATCATACATTTTGTTTTACCCCAATTTTCAGAATCATCCAATGGAACCATACAACGTTCTAAATCACAATCGGTTTCTATAATACTATTTGGATTTTGAAAAGACGGTATAAATGGAAGCAAAAACCCAGAAAGGGATTTTATTAACCCTTTTGTTTTATACGAAAATCGCTTGAATGTATGCACGATTTGAAAAAATAATGCAGAACAATATATAATGATAAATGAATTCATACAGGTATTTTTAGTTGTATGTATTATATTATTAGGATTATATTTTTATTTTGTAATACATAATCGCAATAACACTGTAAGACACTCACCCTAATACGTAAAAATAAAATTGATTTACACTGAAAATAACACTGTAATACTATTCAAAAATGTGTATTTATACTGGATGTAAAGTGCACCCAATTTATAATACTGAAGGAAAAACAAAGGCGTTATATTGTTCAGAGCATAAATTGGATGGAATGATTGATGTCAAAAATAAAAAGTGTATCCATCCAGGTTGTAAAGTGCAACCAGTTTATAATACCGAAGGAAAAACAAAGGCGTTATATTGTTCAGAACATAAATTGGACGGAATGATTGATGTCAAAAATAAAAAGTGTATCCATCCAGGTTGTAAAGTGCAACCAATTTATAATACCGAAGGAAAAACAAAGGCGTTATATTGTTTTGCTCATAAATTGGACGGAATGATTGATGTCAAAAATAAAAAGTGTATCCATCCAGGTTGTAAAGTGCAACCACATTATAATATTGAAGGAAAAACAAAGGCGTTATATTGTTTTGCTCATAAATCAGATGGAATGATTGATGTCAAAAATAAAAAGTGTATCCATCCAGGTTGTAAAGTTAGACCAGTTTATAATACCGAAGGAGAAACAAAGGCGTTATATTGTTCAGAGCATAAATTGGATGGAATGATTGATGTCAAAAATAAAAAGTGTATCCATACAGGATGTAAAGTGCAACCAGTTTATAATATTGAAGGAAAAACAAAGGCGTTATATTGTTCAGAACATAAATTGGACGGAATGGTTAATGTCAAACACAAAACGTGTATTAGTGAATGGTGTTTAACACTGGTTAGTGAAAAATATGACGGATATTGTGTATTTTGCTACATGAATCTCTTTCCGAATAAACCAATATCGCGTAACTATAAAACCAAAGAATATTCAGTAGTAGAATATGTCAAATCAAAGTTCACAAATGTAGATTGGGTCGCCGATAAAACTATACGCGGAGGTTGTTCTAAACGACGACCAGATTTACTGTTGGACTTGGGATATCAAATCGTTATAATAGAAATCGATGAAAATCAACACATCAATTATGGCTCTAATTGCGAAACCAAACGTATTATGGAAATATCCCAAGATTTGGGAGACCGTCCTATCGTGTTTATACGATTTAATCCAGACGAATATAAAACCGGTGAAAGCACTATCTCTTCCTGTTGGGCATTAAATAAAAAAGGCATTTGTGTTATAAAAAAATCAAAAAGAGATGAATGGATTCAGAGATTACACGTATTAGAAGAAACAATCAACTATTGGACAAACATTTCAAATCTAACAAATAAAACAATTGAAACCATCCAACTGTTTTATGATATGTAATCCCCACTACTCACTCACTCACCCCGAATCATCCATAAACCGTCATTCGCATCGTTTTCTGTATTTGACTGTATTTTTTTTTATCTATATTATCTTCATACCACTTTTCCATTTTCAAAACAGTTTCCACATATTTTTCACGACAAGCGAAATCAATCAACAATTTGCAAAATCTCTGAATATGCGCATCTTTTTTCGTAAAAGAGAATACATTTGTAGGACCATGCGATGAAATGCACCACCCCACAAACTCGTCTATATGATATAACAATGCAGATTTCATAATATAATACGCAAACACATAGCTATTTTCCCGGTATGATTGCATTTCCCCTTTACAAACATCCCTGTATGACAGTTTATTATGATCCAATACTTTACAACATTGAAAAACCGAAAATATTTGTTCGTGTTTCAGAGATTGGGTAAAATGGCGATATACGTTTGTCCAAGATTTCGTTTTACACGAAAAATATGCCAAGAATAACGTATGTATGACATTCGCCCACGTTTCGGTATACGCTTCATACACACGTATATCCAAATCGGGGTTTAATCTAAAATGGGATTTTATAATGCGCGTTTCAATGGCGCTCGTGTTTTCCATTCCTGCAAAATCGAATCCAAAACAATGGAAACTCTCGTGTAAAAACACCTTGAACCATTCCTCTTTTCTAAATATATTTATGGCAATTTGGGGTTTACAAGGTGTAGTAAATGCCGTATTTACGTGTTGCTGGTCAATTGGTTCCATCTTTGATTTGGGAACTTTCTTTTCTTCATCCGAAAAATAAATGAATATGTCCAATATATTAGCACATTGGGGATTTGAGAATTGAAATGCGATTGATAGCCATAAATATATTCGGTACAATGCGTCTAAAAAGAACCTGTTTGACAATCTCTGAACATCCGAAAAAACAAAATGGATTTTGATAGTTCGATTCAACCATTTCATTTGAAACACCCGACGTATCTTTAATTTCTGTATAATTTGGGTCCGAATCTCATTCGGAATATAAGTGGAAACTTGTATGGATTCAACACTTGTATCGATTTCGGATAACGAAACCACACCCCCCTTGTCCGACTGTTTCGCGGAATGGACGATCATATCAAACAGTGATTTCAAATAAGTCGAACATTTTTCCGAAAAAACAATCTTGTTGGCCGCCGCCGCCCCGGGTTGCCCCTCAGACACCACCCCGAATAAATCCTGTTGGACAAATTCCGACAGTTTTTTTGAAAACGACATATTATATACCCATAAAAAAATAAAATTGAATGATTGTATTATATAAACACCATTCGTATAATCATATTATCTATCTTTGAATGGGAATTAAGCACCTAAACCGATTTCTACATAAACACTGTAGTGTAAAAGCAGTCAATCATACCAATATCGCGAATTTCAAAAATAAAACTGTTGTGGTAGATACAAGTATATTTATGTATAAATTCTTGACCAGTTCCAAAACCCAAGAAGGAATATGCGAGAAAATCCAACAGACGATTCAACTGTTTAAAGACAATCAAATCACACCTATATTTGTATTTGACGGGAAACCACCGAAAGAAAAAACGAAACTGATGAAACAGCGGTATTGGAAGAAAGTATTGGCCTATCGAAAAGCCGAAGAATTAAAACAGTTACTGTTGGACGTTCCACAAGGTTCCGACGCCGCCGCCTCTGCCTCTGCTGCTGATACAGAAATGATTGAAAATATCAAGAAAGAACTCGAAGTTGCGGAAACCGATTCTTTGAGATTGACCAAAGCCGATATTTTGGCGATTAAAGAGTTGATTCGTTCACAT